AGATTTGGTCGCATATTCACTCAAGGAAGTTGCTTTGTTCTTCGGAATTATGGCAATTGTGTGGATTGCGTGGAGAGCTGGTTGGCCCTCAGTGGCTATTCTTGGCGCGATCGTAGCGATTGGCGTCGCTCTTCGAGCGGAAATCTTGAAACTTGCACAGTGGGTTGTTGCGAAGCTCTTCCCAGATGAAGAAAATCAGCTCTGGGAACAATTTGAGGAGCAAACGAAGGCAGCTGAGTCTCTTGAAACTCAGTACGACGATCTACGCCGAGCGTATAATGATTGGATCCACAACCATAAAGCGGGTCCCTCGCGTATGCTCCACGCTGACATAGATTTCACCAATATTGGGATGGTCTTAGCATTTGGAGCTGCCTCCTTCGCAACTATAAAATATCTTCCATCAGATCATGAGACAATGAACTTCATGAAGAAGCTTAATGTCCTTCCGAAAGCCACTAGAGGATTTGCTGACTTAATTGTCCAATTCCAGAGCTCATTTGACTGGATCGTAAAATTCGTGAAGGTTAAAGTCCTAGGTCAACGACCAGTGGACGGTGGTCTATCGGAGGTCAGTGAGTGGCTTCTTGAAGTAGAGCAAGCATTCTCTGAGGAGAACATGAAGAAGATTCCAGTGGAGTCGGATAGAGCGGAGAAAGCAATAGAACTGTATTTCCGTGGCTATCGTCTGGAACGGGAGAAACACACCTTCTCTCGCGAGGCTCAAGCAAAGCTCGCTCTTGGACAACGGGCGTCGGTCAAACTTTACGACGCTGGTATTAACTCACCGAAGTTTACCAATCGTTCTCGTCCTCGCCCCCCCTGTCTCCTCCTTCGAGGTGGAACAGCGTTGGGAAAGACCGCCATTGTAGAACTGCTTGCTAGTTCCGTACTGGTGAAGAGCCTCGGAGTTACTCCTAAGGAAATCCGGGATAATGGTCTAGGCAACTATTTGTATTCAAGAAATGCATCACAAGAGTTTTGGGATGGTTTTCAAACTAAAGGACACAAGATCGTCCTTTACGATGATTTCGCGCAGTTGCGTGATTCAACGTCTAATCCCAACCCTGAATGGCATGAATTGATACATGGAGTGAATGGATTCGTGTATAATCTCCATATGGCGGAACTTGGCCAAAAAGCTAACACTACGCTGGAGGCTAACATGTTTATGCTCACTTCAAACATCCAACGGCTTAGTTGCCCTTCCCTGACAGATCATTCTGCTGTCAGTTCTCGTCTGAGTCACATCTATCGGTGTGACATTTTGCCCGAGTTCAAGATTCGTGGCCCTGATGGGAAGATGCGCCTCGATGCCCAAAAAGCTCGAGAAGCGTGTGGGAAGGCATTAAATTTGGATGTGTATCGGTTCTATCGCCAATACGTCGATGACACAGGCGCCTTTGTTGA